GATGTATTTTCCATGCGTGTTAAACTGTTTTTAATTTCTCCAATTTGATTATCGATATTATTGAACCTTCCCTCAAAATTAACATCTTTTAATTGTAATTCGGTAATTTGTTTATCATGTTCTTCAATTTTTTTAGAGTTATTAGAAATACGTTTCTCATGGTCATCAAGTTTACCTAATACTTCATCTTCAATAGCCATTTCTTCGAACACCTCATCTTTCAATGATATTTGCCCCCTTCACTAAATTTCGTTATTATCTTACAAAATATATTATTTATTACTTTACATGCTACATATAGTGTGATATAATTATGTTGCCAAATCCATTTCTATTAATGGACAAGGCATTAAAAGGTGTAGTAGGGCAATTACTACACCTTTCTCTTTATGTCAATTTAAATTTTATTATTTTAAAGTTGATTTCTATTTTATTTTACCCATGTATTTTAAAACTAAAATTAAAGTCTCATATCTGTCTGTTCCACTGAGTAATAAAGTAACATTTGAATTATACTTTTCTCCCCCAACTTGAATAATTTGTTCATATGAATTCCACATATCATAATTCATATCTTTAATATCTACATATTTAACTCCACCAAGATAATCAGATAAATATGCGGAAGCTCTAGAATCTGCCGGATATATATAAAATATAATCCTACCTGATTTTTTAATATTTGATACTGTTGTATTCTTCATTTCTTCAACAAATTTCCAAATACATCCACCATAATTATTAGTATCACTAGCCCATACGCCTGAACCATAATCTTCAATATAAGGAGCAATATTTCTTTTAACATATTTAAATCTTGGGTCGATACATTCATTAGTTAAAGAATTTGAAGATGAATATGCTTTTAGATGTTGTATTTGACAACGAATTCCAAGTCTAGGTGAATTAAATTTAACTCCTACATCTTTATTATTTTCATCTTTAATCTCAACAATACCATCAATAAATTGTTTTTCAGTAGTTTGAGAAGGAATATATTTTACACCAGTAACTCCAATTCCTGCAAAGTTGTGCCACTCCTCTTTTGCATCACCGCCAAATCTAAAGAAATTCGCCTCTTTCAATGATTGGGCAAAAGCAATATCCCATCTTACACCTTCTATTTCTGCTTCTTCTTTATAAATTTGAGCATAGCAAGGAGCATAAGGATTAATTTTATGTAAGTACTCTTCAGCTTGTTGAATTGTTATTTCTGCTTTCCCCATCACTAAATGTTTTGTGGGTTGTTGTATGGATTTAGAATATGAAAATAAATCTCTAGAGTCAGTATTTCTTTGTACAATTCCTAATTTTGCTGTAGGGGAAGAATCAATTAATTCTTTAACTTTTGCAATTGCAGATTCTTGATTGGACAAAGCCATTACCTGCTTTCCATCAATAATTACTCGATACATTATTTCAGGAGTGGGAGCTGGGTTTGAAGGGATTGAAATAGATGGTTGTTTATAAGATATATTCAGGAAATTACATATACCTTTTGCTATAGCATTTGAAACCTTTTCATCCCATACAGGATCTTTCATTAATGCTTCTTCTTTGGGATTAGATAGAAATCCAACTTCTATAAGCACAGCACTCATATCTGTCTCCTTGAGAACATGATAGTTAGCTGTTTTTAAACCCCTGTCATATAATCCAGTAGCAGGAATTAGTTCCTTATGAATTGATTCTGCCAATTGTCTACCATTTCCTGTTGTGGCAAGGGAAAAAGATTCTACTCCATGAGCAGTAGGGTTTGAAAAACTATTTGCGTGAATTGAAACAAAATAGTCTGCTTTATACTCATTCGCTTTATTGGTTACATCCCATAAGTCTCCATCTTGGGTTACTAATGTATCTACACCATTATACTTAAGTTTAGCACTTACTAAATCAGCAATTTCTTTTGTCTCAATATATTCTTTATAACCTGTGATGCCGACAGCACCTACATCGATTGTCCCATTATTCTTCAGGCCATGCCCTGCATTTACAACAACTTTATATTTAGGCATTGTATTATCATCTCCATTAATAGGTTTTTCTTCAATTGGTTTTGGTTCAGGATTAGGTTGTGGAATTGGATTTGGAATTGGATTTGGTTTAGGAATAATTATTTCTGGCGGGATGGGTTTTGATTCAATTGGTTTAATTAATTCCTTCTTTAACTCATTTAAATTTTTTAACCTAAATATCCCATACCCAGATTTATCATCTCTTCCTGCTTGATACAGATCAATTGTATTATTATGTATAAAATCAAAAGCTTCTTGTCTCGTAACTTTTCTATTTAAATTCTTTTTAACAAAATCTACATATGCTCCAAAAGTAGAGGCAATTTGGGGACTTGAACAGCTCGTGCCAGAAAATTTGAATGATTTCATTTCTGAATTAAGAACACTAACATTTGTAAAGCCTACACAATCGACATCTCCTCTATTTGAATAGGTTGTTACGTTGCCATTTGTATATGCCCCTACAGAAATCACCCAACTAAATGCCGAAGGAAAGCAGATTCTGTCTTCTCCATCATTTCCCGAACTCGCAAAAATTGGAAGAAATTTATATTGTTCTAAGAAACCCCAATTATGCTCTGCCAAATCTTGTCCAGCTGACATTGAGATATTCACAATATCAACTGTATCTGCAATCTGTTTAAAATATTCTCTTGCTTCATCGCTGTTCGGCAACATTGTTATCTTTAGTTTTGGAAGCATTTGTGCTAGTACCGAACAAACATTTGTGCCATGGGAAATTATTTTTTCTTTACAAAATGGGGCAGAAGCAATATCTTTAAGAAATTCTCTAGGCATTGCTTTAGTGTCAAAAATTACAGCATGTACAGAACTTCCATCATAACCATTTTCTAAATATTGATTTAAATTTACTGTTTCTCTAATATAATCATTCTCTTTAAGAAGTAATGACATTATTATTTACCTCCGATAATTTTAAATAATCCTTACGATACATCCATGTGAGTTTTGTTCCGTCAGATAGTTTTTCAGCGGTTTTGTAAACCCCTGTACAATTTTTAGTTATACTTGAAGGGTTAATGTTATATTTAATTCCTGCGTCCTTTATACTAGCAAACTCTTCTTTAGTAGTTATACAAATTACTTTTTGTTTGAATCTATTTACTTTAGAAATATTATTTAGAATATCATCAATTTGATTTTTTGTTTTTGTAATATAGTCTTCATAATACATCCATATCATCTTATTATCCGTCTCCAAGTCTTTCCCTATAAAATTTAGTCCTCCCCTGCAACACTTTGATATACCACTTGAATCTACGCCAGTTTGTTTTTCTGCGTCTCTTATAGAATTAAAAGTTTTCCCATTTGTGATACATATAACTTTTTTGCTTGTTCTTTTAGCGTTATTGGCACTATTTTTTTTTCATTTCTTCTTTTGGGTCATAGTTACACCAATCTAATTTTTCACCCTGTTTTAAATATTTTACTACTGTAGTTTTTTCTATTCTCAATTCATTTTCTATACTTTTTATATTTTTCATTCCATTATTCCATAAATCACAGACTACTTTTACTAAGTTTCTACATCCTATTTCATGACATTTTAACCAGTCAATATCATCTTCTTTAAAGTTTAATAAGGTAGACAGTTTAGAATTCATAATACTACTTTTAATCCATTCTAAAGTTGATTCTCTGCAATCTATAATTATATAATGTTTTATGTCATTTTCTTTTGCCAATTGTTCTTTTTGTTTATCATTTTCTTGTATTTTCTCTAATGAATCCCAATTACATCCGTTACGCACTTCATAGTGTTGTCGCCCATGGGTTTCCGTAATACAGTTGATTTCTGGAATATAAAAATCATATCTATAATTTTTACACCATTCAAATATTCTTTTAGATAACTGTGTTTGAAAATTTTTATTTAATAATTGTTCAAAAACACCAAATAAAAATTTCTCGGGGTATGAAAATCCTTTATCAGAACATTTTGGACAACAAAACCCTCTTAATGATAGAGAATCAATCTTTAAATTTTTTTCATAACCACAATCAGGGCATTTCATAGCAACGCTTTTACTTGAACCATGCGAATAATTGCAGGCATCTTCTTTATTTATAAAGTATTTTATTAATTCTTTATTAGTTTCTTTTATAGAATTGCATTGATGGCAATCAATATTTTTCTGTTTACCTTGTGCAAGAGAATTTATACTTTTTAGTTCTGATACATGATTAGGATTCTTTGAACATTTAAACCAATAACCCTTTTTACCATTTAGACCACTAGAGTGACAATTAACATCTTCTGGACTACAATCATTTAATTCGTAGTCCCACCTATCAAGGAAATCTTGTCTATTATTTTCAATACACCATTGCTTAAAAGATTTACCATTTGTTAATTTACTTTTTCTCATAAGCACATTGACACACGCTTTACAATAATATCCATATTCAAGGTTGTGACTTTTATAATTTGTCCAATTCACCTCTACAATTTCTCCACAACTATCACATTGAACTTGAACTAATGCCGTAGATCCTTTTGATAAGTCTTCAATTTTAACCTCAAATTGATCTCCGTAATTAGCAAAAACATAACCTTTATCTTCGTACCATTCTTTATTATTAGGATGCCATTTCATTTCAACTTCCTTACTAATCAATCCCATAATCTAATTCCACCTTTCACTTCAGAAATTTCTACAAACAAAAAGAAGACTAAATTGGCTTAGTCTTCTTCCATTCCATTAACAAACTATTTAATTTTTCGTTGTCTATAAATATCCACATCTTTTTACCACTATTAGCATTGAGAGCTGAAATCTTATATCTCAACCCCTTGCTCATTAAAAAATCACACAATGGCAAACTGTAACAAGGAAACAATTCAATAGTATCATTCAATTTAATCAATCCTTTATTTTTACCTCCAATTAAAACACACAACAAAAAGGAGACAATTTATAAAACTATCTCTTTTTACACAACAATATTAAATTTTGACTAGAATCCAACTAATATCCATAAATATCCATAAATATCCAACCTTGTAACTATTGATATAGGCGACTTTTATTTTTATAAATTTTTAAAATATCCAATAAAAGTTAGTTTTTAAATGATTATTAATTATAACCATTAAAAGAGAGCAGATTTTTTCTACTCTCTTTTATAAATTTTTGGTACAAATATTAAGTATTTGCTAAACTACCATGTTTGTATCTTTAGCGAAGGTATTTTATGGAGTGGTATGTGCCTAATGTGCATTAACTACATACCTCTAATTGTATTATTAACTATTAATTTAGCAAGGTCTCTTCGACCATATTCGTTTGGATGTGTTGTATCGCCTATGTTAAACCATTGAGAATAGTTAAATTTATTAATACTTAAATTAAAATACGAGTTTACAACTGGAATATGATACTCTTTTCCTACACCTTCACATACATCAGCATATGTTATTAAAGTATCTTGATTGGCGTTGTAATACTTTGTATCACTATCTTCTAAATAGTTGCCACCACCATCGTTCCAATATCTCCAACATGGAGTTATTAAAACAATTCTAATATTTGGATAAGCAGATAGTACTTTCTCAATAGAATATCGCATGGCAGTACCGTAATTATATAAACTATATTTGTCTAAATCAGAATCTGCTGGTCTACCTATTGTATAATCATTCGTTCCGTAGTTGATGGTCATAATATCAACTTTTGAAAAATCAATAGACTTTAATAATGCTACTGTCTCGCCAAAATAATCCATTACATCACTACCGCTTAGAGCATTTTCTTGTACCGTAAAATCTCCGCTTGCAATAGAATCTGCTAATTTGCACATACTAAAATTAGCAATATTTGCAGTTAAGCTTGATGTCATCCAACCGCCACCGAATCCACAATTATATACAGTTGCACCTGTCAATCCTGCAATCTTATTAGAAATTGAAGTGTCATCGCGAAAGTTACCGAACAGGGAATCACCCATATTCACTATTACATAACCATTATTTGATAATTGGGTAATGTCATTTATAATTGCTGATAAGTCCTTATATTCTTTCTTTTTTGCATATGTGGCAGTATATTGCGACCCCAATACTACAAGCGTTGTTCCACCTGTGGGAATAGTTACGGCAACGTCTGTGTAAATAGTAGTCGGAGCACCAAACAATGCTATCACAACTCCACTGACATTTTTTATATAATATAAAGGGAATACTGTATTTGACGATTGAGACTTCCCGGTTACTAAATACTCCTCTCCTTCTAGGACACTTAATTCGATATGATAACCAGCATATGTTTCTCCACCTGTACCTAACAACCCCGTTTCGAGAGTTCCAACGTTTATATAATCATATAGCCTATCTTGTTTTACTCTAGACAGATTATTGATTTGACCTCTAATTGCACCACCAGCATTTGTATAAGCGACTCCATCTGTCCCAATTCTGGCATCAATTAATTCAGTATTTCCACTTGCCACACCGTAAACGAGCCTTACATAATCACCAGCTATAGGTGTATATCCTGTTGCAACTGGTGTAACACTTGCTAAATCAATCTGTCCCGTTGTTGCTCCTGCATCTACTACAAGTAACGCTCCTGTATCTGTAATTAAACACTCTTCGTAAAACGTTGTCTCTGCGGTTAGTGTAATTATGTCAATTCTGGAGTCAACTTCGCTGAATTTCTGCCCGTTTTCAGCCTTATATGCATTAAGGTCTTTCTTTATCCCTGCACTAGCATCAAATCTAGATTGCGACATAACTAATCCCCTCCCCACTTACTGAGGCATCAATCCATATTTGATTAGCATTTGCTACTGCAAAGGTAAAAGCTTCTTTTGCTGAGAGCTCAACTCCATATCTAAGATTACTAACTAAACTATCTCCTACGTAGATGTACCCCGTGACTGCTCGTTTTGCAATTATCGTTACTTCTCGACAAGGAATGTCTGGAAGTCGTACTCTTGTTCCTGCTGTGGTCACATTTAGCACATTGCAGATATTCGCTAAACTCCCAACAATTTCTGTTTTTATTAATCCCATATAAAAATCATCTCCTCTCAAATAAAAACGAGACAGGAGATTTATTTCCCCCTGTCTCGTTGTGAAATTCTATTCTTTGTCTAATTTTGTTTTCTTTGTTTCTTTGACTTTTTCAAATCCTAATCTTTCCAAAATAATAAAATGATTTTTATTTGTTTCTTCAATGATAATTTCCTTACCATTTATCTCTTTAACAAATTTCAATTAATTCACTCCTTATGCAATCTTGTGAGTATAGAGTCCATCTTTCTTTGTATCTAATACAAATGCATCATAACGGAAACGCATATCAATCTGGATACCAGAAATACCAGGAGGGTTGTCATGAATTTTATAATCCTCAAGCTTAGTTACTCCAACAGTTACAGCAGGATGAGCCATTACAAATGCTGTATTAGCAGGTAGATATGTAGAGGGAACAGGAACTAATTTAACTCCGTCAATCATACCAACCATACCATTTACTTTTTCATTCATTGCAACATCAGATGCAAGCATGAAAGCAGGATCTTGTTTAATGAAAGAATAAAAAGCATATGAACAAAATGCAATACGTTTTTGCACAGGAATTTTCTTATTACCAAACCATTCTGTACCTGCTAAAAATGTTTCATACGCATTAGAAGCAGAAACTGCTAATGTTGCTACTGCTGAATTTGCTATTGCTGCGGTTGCCATTGCTGCAATACGATATGTATCTACTTCAGGGATATAAATTTCATTGATTTGAGCAGAAAGAATTTTATTTCCAGTTACTGTTCCATTCGTATCATCTAAAGTCATTCTATCAACCGTAATAGTTTTAGAACGGTCTTTTGCTACAGTCATATCTTGTTTGGTGTTTTGTTGTTCTTGTGGTGTACCATATCTATTAGTACCAGTTAAAGTATAATCTTCCAATGCATAGGTAGGTAAAGCAATTGCAGTGACAGTGGAAACTCCAGTCCATTCATAATCTCTATTTACTGCTACCTCTGTTAAGGATTTTAATGTAAAACGCTCGGATACCTTTTTATCAAACTTAGATGCATAATTAATTGCCATTATAAAACACTCCCTTTAATTTTTTTATTAATCGTCAAAACCTTCAAATATCTTTTCGGACTTCATTTCCGAACCGTTAGAACTTACTCCATTAATAGGAGCTTTCTTAAAATTCTCTTCATTTTGTTTTAAAATTTTTATCTGTTCTTGCAGTTCATTGTTAATTTGTTGTGTATATGCAGTTGTTAAATCAATACCATTATTCACTTTTTCCCATGTTTCTGGTTTTATCATTTCAACCTTTGCATCAGGAAAATTTGTAGTAAATCGGTTGAACATTTCAGCGTCTTTTTGTTTTTGTACTTCGGTTTGTTCTTTTTCAGATAACTGTTTTTCTTTTTGAGATAATTCATACTCCTTTTGAATCTGAGCAGGAGTAAGACCTTGTGCCTCTGCTATACGCTCATAATGTGTTTGGTAAAGTGCTTCAATCAATTCATCATCGGTTTGGTATCCTAATAATTTACTGACCTCTTCAACTTTGCCATATTTACTAAGAGCAGGATTGTTTTGCAGTTCAGTTAATTTTTCCTGCAATTTGTCATAATTCATCCCTTTTTGCCCAAGCGTATACAGTTCTTCTGTGGTAACTTCTACGTCATCATGGTTATATTTTAACTTGTGCTTTTGGGATTCAGTTACCGTTTCAGTTTGGTTGGTATCCTCTACTGATTCAGTTTCTGTATTTTCTTGATTGTCAGTATTGGTTTCTGTTTCAGTTGAAGTTTCATCTAAAACAACATCAGAAAAATCATCTGAACCTCCACCAATCTCACTATCTGAATCCATGTATGGTTGCATGGAAAAATTGAATAATTTAAACATAAAAATAATCATCCTTTCGCCCTATGGTTGGGGCATAAATTTGAGCATATAAAAAGAGCCATTAAATAATGACTCGTGAGTTGGACTTGATTTAACATTTACTGTTTAAGTATTCAGCTAACATCATAGGGGAATCGAAAAACCCTTCTGCACCATTTATGTTTCCTGCCATATTTCCTACAGCATGAAGTGATTTTAATTGCCCTTCACTAAATTTTTCTCCATCATCTTCAGATAGGATCATAAATACTGTTCCTTTTGGATTTTTGTTAGATGAGTCTATTAATTCAGCTATACTAAATACACCTGACATTTTTGGAGTTATTACATAAAGATGAACATCACATATTTGTTTTTGCCTATATTCTTCATCCTGACATTCAGGAGTCCAATCTTCAACAACAGGATTAAAATAATCAATCTTAAGCATAGGAATTAATTCTTCTCTCCATTTGCTATCATTGCAAGTTCCACCTAAAAATACTTTTGGCATTTATATTAATTCCTTTCTTGGTTTGACATTAATTTTTCGTAACATGCTTTTATAACTTTTGCATCGTGCAAAGCATTATGTTTTTGACCATCACAATCATATTCCGCGAATTCTTCCCTATTAATATCTGGATCAATGTCTTTGATTTTAAACAATGTACAAATATCAAAAGGAATATAGTATATATTTTTTGGAATATTAAACGCATGACCAAATATATCATTGAACAATACCCAATCATAAGCTAAACAATCAGACCACATTTCAACAGAATCAAATTGATTAAACCAATCCCTTAAATCTGCCCTAATTCCACCTATACCTTCTACGTGATAAAAATTACTTAATGAAGTCGAGGCAGTATCCATATTTCCAGACTCTTTTAAATAACTTGTATTTGCTATTACATGTTCTTTAATCCAATCATCCACCTGAGATTTATCATAATCAACATTTTCAGCATAGAAAGTCTTTCCGTCCTCAGATATTAAACCAATGCTAATTAAAGAAGTATTTTTATGTAAACCTGTAAATTCAGTATCAAAGAATATTTTCAATTAGTTTAATTCCTTTCGTTTTAGCCTTGTTGTTGCATCATTTGCATAATTGCCTGTTCTTTTTGATCTGATGGTAATTGATTAATTTGTAATTGAACTTCTTCAGGTTGATTTTCAAGCCATTGAGCCATCTGTTCAAATTGAGCTTCTTTGTCATCCTGCATTTGTTGTTGATCTATTTGCTTCTGAATATTTTCTTTAACTCGCTTAATTAAATCTTCATTTTTATAATTGGAAGGTAATGTTTCCAAATAATCAATCATTGTAAATAGAGCATCATTTCTATTTAATAGATTGTCTAGCATTTCTACTTGTGCTTGTTCCGAATAAAACGTAGATGGCCCAACATCACATTTGACATTTAACCAGAGATTTTTAAGTTGAGAAAAATCAAACATTACTTTTTGTCTTACTCCATCTTGATTAACAATAATTGGTCTGTAACCGTAATTTGTACCCATCATATCAACTAATATTTTTCCAATATCTTCTATATATTCGTACAAATTTGCTCTTGGATTTTCAATGGGAATTGATGCTTGACGAACTGTTGAAGAAATAGCAATACCTGAAGCTTGTTCAGGATTTATATTACCTAATGCTGCATCATTGATACCGAGCATTTCTTTGGTGTAGTTTATGGCTAGGTCAATAACCTTTATAATCTCACCCGACATTACTCCAGGGTTTAAATGACCAACATAATTCATGATATTTTCATTTGGACTTACACCTTTTACAGGAATACTACCTGCTACCATATTTGTAATTGCACTTATTTTGTCAGCATTATAAATAGTTTTAGGAAATGCCGCACTCATTAAATGATACATAACTAATGCGAACTGCCTATTTATGTAAATTTGATTAGGAATAATATCTGTACATAAAGCTCTACCTCTAGATTGATTAATTTGCTTTTCCCATAATAAGTTTGCTACTGGATAACCACTTAGTTCTGTATCAATATCTTTGTACATATAAGCATTTTCAGTGCATTTTGTAGCTAATATAGTATCTTTATCCGGATCATAAGTGTAGATAATGATATATAATGCTTTTCCATTTTCATCAGAGTTAATTTCAACTTGCGACATTGAACCAGCTTCATACTGAGTATCTAAATCAGAATTAATTTGATCTTCTTCAGATTTATATTTTTTAAAGAGTTTTGCTTCTCTTTTGAGTTTTTTAATAAAGTCTCTTCCTGTAACAATGACATATGGTTGAGTGTCTATTGATATGGTTGGATTGTTAGGATTTCCTAAGTGAACATTTGTGCCATTTAATAATTCATGACAAATCTCTCCTTTGACTTCACCAAACATACCTCCATAGGGTTTTTTAGACATATCAAAATAAATATGAGAATATACATCACCCATTTGAGCTGACTTAAATAAAGCATCTCTTATTCGATTATCCATTTTAAATTTTTCAAATAAGTTAGCTATTTCAGCAGTTGCTAAATCTGCCATATTTTGTTGAATCTTCATTTCTGGAGTTTGTTTGGATTCATCATCAGCATATTCCAATGGTTTTAAGCTAATCGATGTTTTAGATGAAGTAATAGAAGCAACAAAAAATGTTATTGCTCGTTTAATGATATTAAATACAGGTGTGGGCATTCCATTTGCCTCTATATTTTTCCATTGATTTCCATTAAACATTTCGATATTTAAGTTGACTGAATCAACATATGGAGGATCTAATCTATTATCATATCTTCTACCATCTAATAATTTTTGCCATTCGTCCAATCTATCATTGCTCAATTAAGTACTCACCCTCTTTCCAATGGCAACATCATAGTCATAATTCATGATGTTTTCGAAACCTTTGAGTTTTCTTTCAATTTCTAGCTGCTCTTGTTCTGATAGTTTTATAGCTACATCTGTTTTCTTTTGTCTTCGTCCTAGTGTATAAGCACCATAAAGACATAATAAAAAGACCACTGTTACCAATGATCCAATAATTGCATTTATCATTTAATTTTCACCTTCCTACCATTGGAAAAATTCTTTCGGAATTTCTCTACCTAAATCATTGAGCATTTTATTGAATTTACCTTCTTGTGATTCAGGATCTATTTTTTGTGGTTTGGTTATTATGTTTAACTTCATATAATCACCAAGTCCTGTAGTAGCATCTGGAGCATCATCATGCTTATTTTTCCCCATTTTTACATATGAGGTTAATTGTCTCATGAATTTATCATAATCAGAACCTGCTTCATAATCCTTACGGAAATAGAAGTATTCCTTGATATATCCTGAACACATTAATATTCTAGTTTCTTTATTGGTTGTAGCATTACAGGTTATTACTGAGCAATAACTCTTATTTTTAATCAAATTTGATACATTTCTACTGTATTGATATCCACCATTATTTGATTCAATCTGCATTAACTGACAATTGGTATCTATGATTTGTTGAGCCACTAAGGGTTCAGTAATCTCTACCCCATCTTGAGTAAACACAACGTCAGTTATATAAGTGTAATCACCAAATCTTTTACCTATTAATGAGCATAAAAAATCACTACCTTTATCGGCAGTGTCAGTGAATCCAATGATAGCATCAGGTGTTTTTGTGGCTATATCTGAAAGATTGAATCTATTTAAAGTATTTACTGGAAATAATAATGCCTTGTTTTGAAGTGGATTCTGCATGAATTCAGCTTCCCAAATAAGTTCATCAGTAACTTTCTTGATGTCCAAATACTCTTTTGTTGTCTTGATTTCTTCACAAAACGTTTGACCTTTATCATCTAAAGCAGATATAGAGATTACTTTAAAATCACTATTGTACTCTTCACTATTAAAATCTGTTAAGTGACCGATGGGATCTTTAGATGACCATCTAGTAGCAATATGTATTTCAGGACAATTATTCTCTAACCTTGATAAATGGGTTGAAGTATACCAGTCCCATGTATTTTCAATAACCGTCTCGCTGAGTGCATCAGAAATATTTTTTATGGAATCATCCAATATGGCTAATGTTTTACAACCAAATCCTGTGATTGCTCCACCAACACCAGCACAAAAATAACTTGGTTGAGTATTTGTATCTAATGACCATCCATCTACTGCTTGACTATTCTTGCTTAGTTTTACATTAGGAAATACTTTTAGATATCTAGGATTAGTGATAATTCCATCTCGAATATCTTTACTAAATTTCTCTGCTAATTTTGCTGCATAACTATTTCTCATAATACTACCCTTTGGATCCTTACCTAATAACCAAGCACAGAAGAGTGAAGTTATATATGACTTACCTGCCCTTGGAGGTAAACTGATAGCCAATTTCTTAGTGATACCTTCATATACTAATTGGAATTCATCGGCAATTAACTTTAAATGTGGTTTGCCTTTAGTAAAGAAATTAGAATCCATATAAACACAAAAAGAATAGAAGTTCTCCCTTGCAAGAGCTAATTCTTTAAGTTTGAGAAGTCTAAGTTTTTCTTTTTTTAGTTCGAGTTCATTCAATTCGTTTTGACTACCTCCCCTCTGTTTAAAAATAGGTAAAGAAAAAGAAGGTAGTTTATTTACTACCTTCATACTCTTCTACTCTTCTATAAAACGTGTTGCGTTTCATACCAAGTAATTCCATTGCCTTTGTTGCTGTAATTTCTTTATCTTTCCATTTTAAATATACATCAATAAATGCTTTGTCTATGTTATATTTAGGTCTACCTAAATGCTTTCCTTTGGCTTTTGCTACAGCTATTCCTTCTGCTTGCCTTTGTTTAATTTTTTTTCGTTCTTGTTCTGCTACATAAGATAATAGAGATAAAAATAAATCTTCTTGGAGCTTTCCTATATCGCCCATTGATTTAAACTTTCTGCTATCAAATACATCTGGTTTATCCAAGCAAACTATATTTGCATTTAATTCTCTGGTAATATGTTTCCACTCTCTAATAATACCATCATAATCTCTGCCTAATCTATCTAAAGCATCGATATAGATTAAATCATGTTCACGAATATATGTCTTCATTTTCTTGTATGCTTCTCGATCAAAGTCTTTACCAGATTGTTTATCAATGAAAATATGTTCATCTTCTATACCTAGTTCATGCATCTTGACTACCTGACGTTCTTCATTCTGATCTTTACTAGATACTCTGACATAACCTAAAATCATACTGCTCACTCCCTATAATAATTGATAATCTAATTATAGAGGGAGTGTTTCAATAAGTCAATATACTTTTGAAACATTTCTAAAGGTATAAAACGCTTACTTTTGAAACGGATTATTGGGTGCAAAACCATATGTTGCAAAAGTATACTTTTTGAAATAGATTAAAATCTTTATTTCATTTGTCTTATTAATCGAGTTTTGCTTCAAGTTGCTTAAGTTGTGCTTCAAGTTCTTCAACAGTTAAATCTTCTTTTTGATTTGGATTAACTGCAACTAATTCATGTCTGTCCTGCCAGCCGTAATTCTTCATTGCAAAAATGTACCCTATTGGACTCTTTTTGCAATTGGGGTCTAACAGTTGTCTTTCAGCGTAATTTTCACATTTTGCCTTTGCTCTTTTTATCGCGTTTACATAGCGTCTCTTAGTATCATCATCTTCTCTTTTTAACCAGTCAATTTCAAAACAATCCTGATAATTCATTAATGTTGCCCTTGTAGTATCCAACATCATACATAATCCAGTAATTGTATAAGGAATATTCTTCTCATCGCATTCTTTAAAAAACTCATCAATCTTTTCCTTCAACTCTTCGGGGTTATTCCATTTCATAGGTTTCATTTTAATCAACTCCAATTCTCTACAAAATAAAAAGCACCCTTAATAAAGAGTGCATCAAACAATATTCAATCAAGACTCTATTTATTATATAAATGTAGCAGACATTTCTTATCTCTCATTTTTTCACATGACTTATTAATTTGCATTCCACCAACTATGACAGTACATTCGCTACATTTATGATATGTTTTTACAATACTACCTCTTCCATCTTTAACAGGCACAATTGGTGTAAGTTCAACGTCCTTATTTACCAACTCACAAAACATCTATATCCTCCCCTTTCATCTAAAACAACTTCGACAAAAGGAAGGATTATCCTGCTAATAACCCATTAATTCCCTCTAAGTTTCCTCAATAATTCCTGAGCATTTTTATTTCTCTCAATCGCCTTATCACTTGGTTTCCTCAAAACATCTACAATAATCTCAGCTTCATAATCCTTATCATCATCAAACAACTCTTGAAACTCATCAAACAAATCACAAGCTAATGACCAATCTCTGCAATCATCAAACTTATCAAGTTCAACACCCTTTAAACATTCCATCAAAACCTTTAATTCTTTGTCTGTAATGCTTAAATCAAACGTAATAGTCTTTTTCTTAACATTCATATCAAAACTCCAATCAATAATAAAAAGTGACCACTAGGGCAATAGTAGTCACCTTAAAACTATCTTACTTAAACCTTAACCTTAACCTTACTAACCGCAAAATACCCAATCCCTATAGCGTCTGCTTCGTCCTCTGAACAATTCCAACCAAACTTATCTAAAACAAACTTAATAGTATTCAATTTCTGTTCTTCTCGCTTACGTCCCTTAATACCACAATAACCCTTCCATTCACTTGGCCTAACAATTACAAAACCAATATTAATATCGAATAAATAAGCCATCAATACACCCTGGAACTGACTTAGCTGCTGGAATGTTAATTTATTATGTTGTAGCTGCGTGTCTTCAAAAACAATAAAATTTGGTTGTTTTTCTTCAATCAACTGAACAACCAAATCCCTCATTAGCTTCATACGTTCCACTATATTTTTCTCTTCTGGATCAACATTTAAAGTCCCATATGTAATCAGTTTCTTATCAATCCAAACAGAATATCCACTTTTTAATGTTGCTTGATCTAAGCATAATATCTTCATATATTATTCTTCATACTCTACTATTTCTTCCAATTTAACATTTGCCCATCTTTTCTCATTTTTAATTCTGCTAATTTGAGTACCAGACACACCATACTTTTTAGCAATAATATATCCTTTAATACCATCTAAAAGCATCTTTTTAATCTCTATAACTTGATCAGTAGTTAATGAACTATGACCGTTTAATTCCCCTTGTTGAGCCTTTTTCATTTTACTTGTGGATTTAGGTTCACTAGCTCTTTTAGCTTTTTTTTGTTTATTAATTACTGTCCAACCATCAATCATGCTGACATATTTTATGTAATAATTTTCTCTCTCCTCTAAAAGACCATCATCAGTACATATTTCAAGGATTTCAAACTTAATTCTATTTTCATCAATATTCCAAGCATCTTGTAGTTCCTTATAGGAATACTTATTCGTCCTAAATTTCGCTAGATGGTTTGACCATCTCTTTTTTATTCCTGATTTCTGATTAGCTGAACCAACATAAACTAAACCTGTTTCTACATCCTCAATTTTATATATACCACTTATTATTTTGTTTGCCATTATAATCACTCGCTTTCTTTTGTTTTATAGTTTTTGGGCATCAAAAAAGACACTCATTAATCTGAGTGCCGGAGGAAAAATTTCCTTTGAAAAACTAATTACTTTTTCTTAGTATTCTTATCCAACATATCCAATAGCTGCATCATGTTCTCATAAAACTGTTTCTGTTGTCGCTCAATTCTCTCCATAGTATCAATTATACTTTGACAAGTCTCATTTATATCTTCCATTTGTTTTCACATCCTTTTTGATTTATTTTTTGTTTAAATTTCTATAATCCTCAATCGCATCTAGTAAAGGTTGACTATTAAAAAATTTAAATACATTACGTGATTCATAATTTCTATCTGGATCTAAACTTAAAAGTTTAAAACCAAATTTGAACATCAAAAATCCTGCCATTCTCTGGGATCTACAATAATAGTATTTAAAGCTCATGTCTTTCTCTTTATTTTCCATCTATAAAAACCTCAATTCTTATTCGTTTTTCAATTAATTAAAAATATTATAAATTATTAAATATGTAACAATAAATATTAATACTTTTTTGTAATTTAAATTCCTCCAAAACTTAATAATTCTAAAATCTTTTAACTGTTTTTTATTCAATTTGTTTTCCCTCCAATTTTGCTTTATTAAAATCAACTCCAAGACCATACCTTAATCTATAATACTTCCAAAAACTACCAACCCTATAAACCGCTTATATCAAGGGTTTCAAATTTCACTTTTCATT